GTGCCTTTCTTATATATAGTCGTTTTATCTCTGAATTTTGACAAGTTGGTAATTCCACGAGGAAATGCAATTTGATCTGGTGAAAGTGTTTTAAAGTAGGTTCTAAATGATTCGATATTGCGTTGAACATCTGATTCTGAACCACTAATAATTACTTTAAACATTTCTTTAAGTGCTTCACGACATGGTGCAGGAGTTGAAGATTTAATTGCTTCGATGCCCATAATTTTGAGTTTAGGTTCTGCATATCTTACACCTTCGTTATCGTACACGTTAAGAATATAACGTTTTTTGGCAGTCCAAATACCACGATCTGCGATTGCTTCACGTTTCATAACCATTCGATTATCAATGCCACCTAGCATTTCGAAAAGCTTATCATAACTTTGTTCGAGAACTGGTTCTAGTTTTTCACGACAAACTGTATTCACAAATTCGAGTGGGTTTTGAGGATTTACTGCTTTAACCAAATCGTTTAGGCATACATACACTGAATCTGTATCGATTGCCAATACATAATCTTTTGATGTTTTAAGCACTTTGTTGAGGTATTGATTAATTGCTTTCTCGGCCCATCGAATTGTAAGTTGTCCTGTAAGTGTAATGCCTTCGGCGATTCGCTGATCGAAGAATCTGAAGTACTTGTTGCCAAGAGCACCATAAAGACTATTAAGAAGAATTTTAATAGACATTTGTTGATTTTCTGCAATCGCGATATCTCTTTGGATTCGATATAATTCTTGTTTATCATTTTTGTTTACCTTTTGTAGTTCTTGTTGAGATGCAAGCATTTGTTTTTTGATAATAACACGTTCACTGTACATCTGATCGATGATTTTAGGCAAAATACCTTTTTCTGTTGTTTTGAAATATTGACCTGATGCAGCAACACATTTGTTATCTGTATCTACATTTACTCCTCGAATACATTTATCGACATCAAGAGCAATAACTTTACCATCAATAATTGTTTCAGGTGACATATTATATTGCATAATGATCGATGGATATAGGGAATTTAAATCGAAAGAAACAACCCAATCATGCATTCCAACATGAGGATCTTTTACATAACCACCAGGATATGGAGATTTGAATTTTTCTTCTGCGAATGGAACAATTACATTATTTTCATATAGATTTCGAAATATGATTGCATCCCATATAGCAGTTGTACCCATTACATCGCCATAGTTAACACCACCACGATATGCCATCGTAAGTGCTAGTGTAACTAAACCCATTTTATCTTCGATACGATCAACCAATTCAACATCTTTAATATTATAATCAATAAACTTTTGATAATCGTATTTGTATAATGTATGTAGATTACCAAATTCTTCATATGATAACTTACGTTCACCAAGAACTACATGAGCAATGTGATCAAGTTTATAGGATTCTTGAGGACCGTATGAGTAACCAAATTTTTTGAATAGATCAAGATAATCCATCTGAGCAATACCTTGAATTTCGTATGCAATGTGTTTACGTTGCATTGTAGTAACATCTCGTCTATCGATTAATCCCCATGGAGATAAGCGTTTAACAACTTCTTCGCCATGAATACGAAATATACGATTTACGATGTAAGGTATATCAAAGAATCTTGAGTTCCAACCAGTAACAACATCGGGGCAGTTTGAAGGTAATGACCAATGACCAATAAAATCAAGTAGAAGTTCAGCTTCGGTATTACATTTTTTGTAGATTACACGATTATCTTGCATATAACCATTTTCTACATCGTAATCACCTAAACCCCAAACATAATATGTATTATCGATATTATTTTTGATTGTGATTGCAGTAATTTCGTGTGCTGCTTGTTCTGGTTCTGGGAAACCAGTATCTGATTGTACTTCGATATCGATTGTAGTTACATTAATTTGATTACGATCAAACTCGATATCACCAGGAAATTCATCGTTAATAAACGCTGGAATATGTTTATCATTTCCATATATGTGTCTACCAACAACTTGTTTATTAACTTGAAGCCATTCTTTAGCTTCTCGCATGGAATCGAATTGAATAGGAGCTACAGAAACTCCATCAAGAGATTTCCAATTTGTAGGTTTATTTGTAGAAACAAAATACGTAGGTTTGTATTTTATTCGTTTTTGAATCTTTTTGCCATTGTCGTAACCACGATAAAGTAGATTATTACCATAACGACTGACAGATGTGTAAAATTTCATAATGTGATCACTCTCAATTTATAGTACCTATTATACCATACTTTTTCCATAATGTAAACCATTTTTTCATATAAAAGTGAAGGGGAGTTTCCTCCCCCTCGTGAGTCTTACAGAACCTAGAATGAGTAAACCTGTAAATACATTACGAATGGAGCTAATCCTAAAATTACACCTCCAGTAGCAAGCATAACCATTACACCGCCTAGGGTCTCTGCAATGTCCTCGTGTTTCTGCACTATGTGCATTAATGTTTTCATTGCTGTTCTCCAGTAAAAAAGTTTATTACTTATCTACTGAGTATTTCGCTGATACTTATCCTTTAAGAAAAGACTTTTTCTTTGATGCCCCAGCAGACCCTATTTCGATCTTCCTAGGACGCCTTTCTTCGGGAAGTTCAACTCTGGCATACACCACGAGTATTCCATTCTCTAAATCGGCACCATCTATTACGACAAATTCTGAGAGACGGAAGCTCTTCTCAAATTTGCGGGATGAGATACCTTTCCATGCGTATTCACGTTCATCACCTTCGATTTTTCCTCGCACTTTTAGAATACCGTCCTTGACTTCAAGTTCGATATCATCTTGCGTGAAACCTGCAACAGCTAGCTCAATGAGAAATTTTTCATCATCGATCTTTACAATGTTGTGTGGTGGGTAATTGTCGTTTCCAGATCTAGCAGAAGTATGAATTCTTTCTAGCTCATCAAACAGGCCTTCAAAGCCTACAAAAAGTGAACGCGGTACGTTCAAAGTATTTCTAACCATGTTTTCCTCCTATTATTAAGCAAGGTTAATTGTAAATGAGACCCGAACCATTCGGCATCTCGATAGTATTTATACAAGCTAAATCGCTAGTTTATATAAATAATGCACCAAATAATATGCCCGTCATGAATACGTACATATACTTAGTTAAAATCACTTGTTGTTTATACGCTTTTGTTTTTGGTATTAATCTTAATCTTTTTAAATCTTTATCTATTTCTTTAGCTGTCATCCTTATTACTATTTCCTATGTTGTATTTTGGACATAACTGCCATTCTGATTTTTCTTTGAATGGAATCACTTTAATCTGTCTAAGAGGTGCAATATCTTTTGCCTCTTCAGGATTTACTAGTGTAATTAGTCCCCAATCCGCCAACAAGGTAGCAATAGTGTTTCTTCTTTGGATGTCATTTAAGAGCAGATTAGAAGGTTTTCCATCTAATAAGAATAGCTCTTTAAAATGTACAATAAAATATCTGCCTTGTTTATGTAAAATGTGACAAGACTGATAGAGTTTCTGATCTTTTCTAGAGGCTACACCAATTCTTGTTAGTGTTTCTCTTATTTTTAAAAAATCATCAGGTTCGTTTAGTGTGATCTCGAGCATTGATGCTGGTGACCATGAGACTTCTGTGTTATTATTTTCGTTTTCCACCTTTGTAAATCCTATTTTTCATTTCATCTATCTGACTATGATCAAATAATGATAATACAGATTTAGCTTTTTCATCGCTATATCCATAATATTGTTTAATAATTTCAAGATTCTCAATATCTCTAGCTTTCAGCCATTTTGAAAATCTTTTTTTCTTCTTAATTATATTTATAAAAAAATCGAATTGAAGGCGATTATCTAAATGATGATTAAGGTTCATTTCATTTGCGATTAAAACTGTATCAGAAAAATAAGATAATCCACGATTTACCATAAATGCGTTGTATTCTTTTTCTGCAATATCATCTACCATAATGTTCTTTTTAGTAGTATTAATTGCGTTTAAATATTCAAATGGATTCATTTTGATCCTCAATAAATAATTCAGCGTGCCTTAAAAAGGAAAATGTTTCTTCCCTAATAATGACATTATTTTCATTATATAATACTGCTCTCCATTTCTTTACATCTCCTTCGAAATGTACTGGAATTATGCTCCATTTCATTTAAATTGTACTCCTGCCATAATTTCTGTTAAGCATGCAACTGTATTAAGTTCATGATCAGCCACAAACGAGTTTTTATATTGATAATCAGCAAGAATTAAAACTACTTGTGGTATAGAAGATGGTTCAATATAATCATTCATATTGTCATAAATCTTACGATAAATTGCAGCTGGTTCTGAATCAATATTGTTTGCAACCCATTGTCGCATTGCTTTAAAGTTCTTGTCTTTTAAGTGGATCATTAAATCATTTAAAGAAACTTCTGATAGTGAAACCAAAATGCCAGAATCAATAACTCCAGATGTTGAATATCTTTGAAGTTCATTGATAACTTTACGCCAATCGGGCATGTGTTTCATAATTAGCTCAGCTAATACTTGATCTTCATATTTGATTCCTTCCTGTCTTAGAATATAACCACATCTTTCTAAGAATTGCATACACAGTTTTGCTGATTGCGCCTTAGAAATATTAAATTCGATCGTAGTACATCGTGAGTGTAAAGGATCAATAATTCTATTTTTAAAATTACATGTAAGAATAAATCTACAATTTGCAGAGAATTCTTCTATAAATCCACGTAATGCTGGTTGTGTAGATTGAGCATTAAGATAATCCGCTTCGTCTAGGATGACTACTTTATAGCCACCTTGGAGTGATATCGACGAAGCGAATTGTTTGATTTTGTTTCTAAGAGTATCAATTCCCGATTCTTCTGAACCATTGATTAATAGATAATCCAAATTTAATTCATTACACAAAGCTTTTGCGACAGTTGTTTTACCAAGACCAGCTGTGCCAGTCAGAAGCATATTGTGTAGTTCACCTCCCTTAACAATATCTTCAAAAGTTGATTTAATATTTTGAGGTAAAATACAATCTTTAATTGTTTGTGGTCTGTACTTTTCTACCCATAGAAATTCATTCATTATAGTACCTCCCAACCAAGTACAGTGTCTACTCTAAATGACCTCCATGCATTTTTATCAAGTGCCCAACATGCAACATGATCTGTATCAGGATTGATACTTTCAATAACAGTATTAACACCGTTTGCTTTGAGAACAATAGGGTTTAGTGTACAAGGCATAACTCTAACTTCATCAGAGTTAATTTTTTGGAAGGTAACAGTTACTGTTCCTTTTTGTAGTGCTTCGATTAAGCGTGATAATTCATTGCGATCCATAATATAATTTCCTTAATAATATAAAAGTTATGGGGGAATTTCACCCCCACGAATAGAAGTTTAGTTAACTTCTTCAGCTTCTACCGTTTCTGGTAGATCTTCACCAGCTGGTGCTTCTGGAACTGCACCTTCAGGTGCTTCACCTTTAGGAGCTGCAGCATTTAGGAATGCTACTACTCTGTTCCTTAGACCGCCAACGGCTTCGAGTTCCTGACCTTCGAAACCACCACGTCTTGATACGATATCAATGATTTGTACCATTGTCGCGATGTCTTGAAGACTCAGTTGTGGAGCTTCTTGCTCCTCTGCACCTTGAGGTGCCATTACTTCTTCAGTCATTTTCTTCTCCTTT